ACAAATCCACTTGACTTGTAGTGTTTTCTTTTTCGTTGTTTTTTTGCGTGTCCACCCTTCTTCATTGGAACTAAATCAAGTGAGGGTTCTTCCTTTTTTTTCTTTTTTTTAGGTTCTTCTTCATCATCAGAAAATATATCTTTTATTTTCTTAGTGAGTTCATCTACTTTTTTAAAAACTTGTCCATCAGTTAAAGAAGTATCTACTTCTCTAAAAAATTCTTGGTCTTTTATTTCATTTCCAATTTCATTAAGATTTTCTGACCCTAAGGGATTTAATCCACTTTGAAAACCTCCGGGTGTAGCAAATTGTGAAAATAAATTTCCAACTTTGCCACTTTTCCCAACAGCGTTTGGTGCGTACCCCAAATTAAATCTATTAGCTAAATTACTAATGAAAGGAGATTGACCCATTTTGTTTAAAGTATTAATTCCCCCTTGAAGAATTTGAGGGCCGTATCTCTGTGCACCTTTTGCTAGTGCTCCTATTCCTGCCGCCGCCGCCGGTGCATATGGTAATAATGCTAAAGGAATCATTACTCTATGCCTCTATTCATTTGTTGCTTTGCTATCTCACTCATTGTTTTCTCTCTTGCTAGAGATTTATTTGCTCTGGAGCGAAGTGCATCCCTCTTCTCGTTCGACTCAATTCTCTGTTGGTCTAGTGCAATATCAGACTCTGCTTTTGCTCTATCTAACTCTAGTTTAGCTATATCTATTTGTGCGTCAGCCGCTTGATTTTGTTCTTTCATGTCTAACTCACGGCCTCTATCTTGAGCCCTCTGCTGAGTATCCATTGCTTTTCTTTGTGCCTCTTGTTCTTTAATCTGAAGGTCTTTCATTGCAATCTGTACTCTTGGGTCTTGCATCTGCTGTTGCTGTTGAGCTTGCTGTTGTTGTTGCTGAGCCGCTTGAGACATCTGCATTCCTGCCTGTGCCTGCATCTTAGCAATTTGATTTTCTGTTTCTATTGGAATTTCTTCGTAGTCTTCGTCTTTGCCCGGATTTGCTCTATCGTACTCTGGAGCCGGTGGTAACTCTGCACCAGTCTGAGCCATAATCATTGCTCTGTATTTATGAGCCATGTGCTCTTGAACGTGTGCCGTTATGTTACCCGCTAGTGCCATTGCAACCTGCTGTGATTGTGGTGTCATTGTTGGGTCTTGCATCATTGACGTGTGTACAGCCATGTGTGCATCGTGGTCTTGCGATGCAAAAGCCTTAACTGGTCTACCATACATCATTGCATAATTTTCTGTTGCGGGGTCTTTTCGTTTTGCTCCTGCCTCTGGAAGAAGCATATCATCAATATTCTTAACATCGAGTGCCTCGTACAATCTCCTGTAGGCTTCCTTCATATCATGAATTTGTGGAGCCGCCGCCGCCGCTTGTAGTTGTGTCTGTGCAAGTAGAACCCTCTGTGCTGTAGAGAATATGTTCGGGTCGGAAACCGGAACGATATCTATTTTTGCATCAAAATCTTTTTTAAAAATATATCGAGAATCATTCTCTACGCTGTACGGATAGTAGTCTGGTAGATAATCTTTATTAATTCTTGCTAGTATTTTAAATTCTTCTCTCTGTGCTTTGTGTAGTCTCTTGTGAATAGAGGACATAACCTTGATACCCTGCTCTAGTAGAGCAATGGTTGTACCTACAGGTGCATTTGAATTCATGTCACCGGCTTGCATATCAGTTATCGCCGCTAGTCTTCTTCCCTCTTGTGTCATAGACCCAAGAAGAGCAAAGAGTGTTTGTGATGGTTCTTTGAATGGTAGAGGTACGATAGACTTTCTTATGTCATCCCCGTATCCCTCAACATCTCTAAACTCACCAAAACCAACAGGTTGTTCTCCCTCTACCCTCATGCCTCTAGCCTTAAAGCCACCCGGTAAGTTGGAGAACTGCCCTGCATCAACCAAGGAGCGAAGAATGGTTGTTACGGATTTCTGTAAGTTACCAAGTAGGTGGACATAGCCTAAACCATAAAATCCAAATCCCGGTAAAAACTTATAGTGTACAAAGTGTTGTATTCTTTTAAAATTTTCATCGTCATCTAAATAGTTTTGACGAATAGATAAAATTTGTTTTGTTTCTTTACATATGCTGACAATGTGAGGACAAGCAAAATCTTTTTCTTGACCCGGAATATCTATGTCAACGTGCATCTCCAGAATAGTAAATCTTCCATCTTTTTGATAACTTTTTGATGGTGTAATACCCTCTATCTCTTGTATCTTATGTGTAATATCATTGGAGTCATCCTCTTCGGGGTTCATCTCCATATCCACATCCATGTAAAAACCATTTGCCATTCTCTTACGCAATTCGTTTTCTGTGTATCGTAGTATGTGTGTGTATCTGCCAGACGTTCTTAGGTCTGTTGTATTGTAAGATATAACAAAATCAGTAATAGGAATAAATTTTGCGACAGGTCTCTGTAGTGCCTCATCGTAGTATACTTTTTTAAAGCAACTACCAACGATAGGAAGATAGAAAAGCATCTGGTCGAAGTCATCGAAGTATTCCTCCATTGACTCTGTAATCTGATAGTTAAGAAACTCTTTTACTCTGCTTGCCTGTTGAACAACTTCATCCGTTTTATTACCAATAATTTTAGTTTTTACTGGGCCATCAGCAGGAAATAATTCTTTTATTGCCTGTGATTGAAATTGTACTGCACCCTCAATCATCATAGGATGATGTGCTGAACAAGCACCGGGGAAAGGTTTAGTTGCATCTTCTATTTTAAGACCAAGTAAATCCATACCCTTCTTAATTGTTTCTTCGTAATCTTTTCTGCTACTTACGTCAGCCTCGAAGGCATCTAGTAACTCACTAGAAATTTCATTCAACTCCTCATCACTCATGTCTTCGGCAAGGTTATCAGAAACTTCTACAGTTTCCTCCACTGGCTCGCCTTCTGCAATGATTGTAACTTCTGTTTCTAAAAGTGGGTCTACAGACCCAAAAGGAGTAACTGCCATTTAAAATGTTCCTTTAAAATATTTTTTTGCAATAGCTCTTGAATTGACTGAGCCACCATTACTTAGATATTGATAATTATAACCTGCTTTACCAAGTGTTGTTGACCTGTTTGGTATTCGTGGTTTGATTTTTTTAGTATAAGGCCCGGCAACATAATCCTCTTTTTTTAATCTTGGACGCCCTTTTGCTGTACCTGTAACTTTTTCACCTGCTTTAGTGTTAGCGGCAGTTTTAGCTTGTTGTTTATCTCCTGCTTTAAAACTTTTTTTCAATCTATTATGACGAACAACAGAAGGTATATTTTTTGCATTTTTGTTAAATACTTCTTTACCTACTTTTGATATGGCATTTGCAATACCTTTAGCAATTGATGGTGCTGATGAAATTATTTTTGATATTAATGCAAGTTTACTCATTTAAAATACGCCTTTAAACTTAGTCCCTCTAATAGCCGCACCCGTTCCTCTAGATTTTTTAGAAGATGATTTAGCACGCTTCTTAACTGCACCACCCTTTTTCATGAAACCAATTTTGTTTCTTACAGGTGTAGGTAGTTTTGATAATCCTGTGTTATCTGATGGTACTGGTTTTAATGCAGAGCCACCCTCAGCCATTTTTAAACCCATGCCTTTTTTACGAGCATTCATCATGCCACCTTCTGCTTTTGATGTTGAACCTTGTCCTGCTTTGAAAGCACTCATAAGTTTATCATAGGCTTTTTTAGGAAATGTGTTTTTTAAACCTTCGAAAGCATTCGTTAATTTAGCCTTATCGGGATTTTTTCCTTCTTGTTTCCCATACTTAAAGGCATAATCTAGCCCCGCCGCTAAAGGTAATTTTTTTATTACTTCCCAACCTAATCTTATTGCACCCATATTATACTCCTAATTTTTTCATTTCGTTTGCGAGCTCTTCGGCTCTGTTCTTGGTTTGTTTCGCCCAACGTGAGTCGAGCATCTCAATAGAAGCACTATCATATTTACTTTGTGATAAATTTTTCCACATATTCTTGAACTTACTAACTCCCGTAGCCCCAAGCTGAAATACCATTTCTGTTATTATTTCTTTTGCTTCTTCTTTTATATCAGAACACCCAAATTCAGTACATAGTCTATTTGCTGAATCTTGTGCACTCTTCAAATCCTTTTTAAATATATCCGTTAGATACTCCTCCGAGTATTCTTTTCCGTCCTCCCAGAAATCCTCCACGCATAGGTGGCCGTACCCAACAGTTCTCTTATCTAGGGTATCCTTGTAAACGGTATTACGAAAACCTTCGTGTCTCTTAACTCTATCCTCTAATGATTCCATTACCAGTAACTTCCTTTCGGCCCTGTGGGCTCCTCGTATGGTGCATCCTGCGGGTGACTAACCATCCACCCCTTACGCAATCTCAGTAGAGCCTGCGTTGTTGAATCCACTAAGTCATCGTGCTTCGCATTAGGAAACATAGCGAACTGGTTCATAACGTCTGCTGACTCATCCGTGTCGGGGAACCACACTCTCCCCCCCTCGAATAGAGGGGCGACCGAGTGTACTCTTGCCAGTTTATCCATCTTCTTCGGATTGAATGGCGTAATCGGTATACCCGTTCTCATTAATTCCTGTACGAGTGACCAACCACTCGCCTTCGCCTCAACTAATACTAAGTCTGGCTGTAGTTCATTGTATAAGTGAACCGCTTGATTTTTTAATTCGGGGAAGGTTAACTTCTCTCGAAATGAATGAATCAAATAGAGATTGTATCCGCCCTCGCCACTGAAGACACCCCACGTTGTGCACGCAGAGTAATCCGATGTCTCGGTTACTGTGTAGGCTGTATCCCACGACTGTAAGATGTAATCCAT